ATGTATTTCGTGCCAAAAACCTATTAACGGAAGGGTAAACGCATCCCATTATTTTAACGCCAATAATCATTGGAACGTCCGTTTTGACCCTGATAACGTGCATTCGTCATGCGTTCCATGTAATCAGCATTTGAGTGGTAATTTACAGAAATATCGAATTCAGTTAATAAAAAAAATTGGGATTCATAGGTTAGAGGAGTTGGAAGCAAAAGCCTATATTACAAGAAATTTTACGGTTGACGAGTTAAAAAAACTCATTAATTTATACAAAAGAAAGGTTAAAGAGTTGGAGATTAAAGAATAATTGTTATATTTGCGTATAAACTAAATGATATGAGAAAGAAAGAGCAAACAGAAAGTTTCGAGGATGCCATTCCGAAGCCTCAAAACATCTACATTAAGTTGTGGAAAGCAAAACACGAAATTGGTAAAGTGGTAAAGGGAAACGACAATCCGTTTTTTAAGAGCAAATACGCGGATTTAAACACCATTTTAGAAGCGTGTGAGCCTATCCTACTAAAATACGATTTAATCCTCTTACAGCCCGTTAAAGGTAATTGTGTGCACACTTGGATAATCGACATCGATAGCGGCGACAGGATAGAAAGTTATTTAGATCTTCCGAATATCGTAGACCCTCAAAAAATGATTGCCGCAGTAACTTACTATCGCCGCGCGTCGCTACAAAGTCTATTAAGTTTACAAGCGGTTGACGACGACGGAAACACGGCAAAGGAAGGTAGTAAGCCGACATTGTCAAACGAACGCTTCCAAAACGCTATTAAAGCGATTAACGATGGTAAATATGACATTAAGGTACTACGCGAAAAATACCACATTACACCCGAACAACACGAAATACTTTTGGACTTATGAAAACAGCAGTGGAATTTTTAATTGATGAAATAATCAAATTAACAGGTGTTAATATCCAAATGGATGAGCCAATAATCGAACAAGCCAAAGAAATGGAAAAATCTCAGCATGAAAAAACTTGGACAGAAGGTATGTTTTGTGAAACTGGAGATAAACAAGCATTTGAACAATACTACAACGAAACATTTAAAAAATAAAAATATGCCATGTAAACCATTAAAACCAAATACAGAATCAATTCCTATTGATTTTGAACTGTCATTTCAGTATGATAGGCTTAGGTTGATATTCAACAATAATGAAGAGCATGATTTTATGAAAGGGTTTAAATATGCTATGGATATAGTTATTGAAAAATATTATAAGGAAACCTTTGACGAAACAATAGTAACCGAATACAGGGATGGTACTATTGATGTTGAACACTTTAAATCAGAAGAATGAAAATAGCAATGTACGACTTAGAAGGTTATTTATTAGAAGTTTTTAATGTGGAAACATACAGGGAACTTGAAAATCAACTTGGCATTAAACCAACGGGATTGGTTAATTATTTGCATAATAAACAGAATCAAATTAACAATAGACAATTTCGAAAGTTGAACAATAATAGGGCGCCTCTTAAAAAAATTGGTGATGTCTCAATGCTTATTAACAGTAGTACTCAATATAAAGTAGTATTAAAATTATATAATGGGAAATTAATATCTTCTTATAATTCAATATTAGAAGCTGCCCAAAAAAACAACTTAAACTCAAAATCATTAAATGATTGTATAACAAGGTCTTATAAAAAGACATTGGATGGCTTTGAGTGGAAATATAGCAACGAAACCTTTAAATCAGAAGAATGAAAATTAGATGCTCATCAATAGGTAAGATAATGACTAACCCTCGTACTAAAGGGGAATGTCTTTCCGCAACTGCAAGAACGCACGTACAAGAACGATTCTTAGAAATAGAATACGGAATCTACAAAGAGTTTTGGAGTCGATACACGGACAAAGGTAATCAAGTAGAAGACGAGGCTATCCTAATGGCGGAGTCGTTGTTCGATGGTATGTTCTTAGAAAAAAACGAACTCAAATTTACGAATGATTATTTAACAGGAATTCCCGACGTAATAACGGACGATTTTATAATCGATGTTAAGAGTAGTTACAACGCGCATACGTTTCCGTTTTTTGAAACCGAACTACCGAATAAAGATTATTTTTACCAAATGCAAGGTTACATGACTCTGACCGAAAAGACGGACGCTTACGTAATTTATTGCCTAATTAACACACCCGAAGATATATTACTGGATGAAATCAGAAGAGAAAGTTGGAAGAGAAAAGAAATTTCTATTAGCGAAGAGGTTGAAGAGTATGTGCGTTCTATTCATACTTTCGATAATATACCGAGGGATAAACGAATAAAAGTCTTTCACGTTGAACGAAACGACGGAGTAATCGAATCTATTTACCAACGAATAGACGAATGTAGAAAATATTACGAAACACTTAAAAACAAATAAATGGAACAAAAAAATAATAGCAGAGTGTCTTTATCAGATATAATGTCACAAATTACTAAAAAAATGGCAAACGAAGAGAGAAAAGTAATTAAAGAAGTATTGAGACAAATAATAAAACGTGAACCAACTTTAGAAGATGCAAAAGACTTGCATAAGTTTAAACAAGAAGGTGAATTTAATAAATATTATTTGGCTTATAAAAATCTAAAGTTAGGTACTGTTTACCGTAATATAAATATAGAAGAGGGTAAAATGGGAGTTGACTTTGTGCCATTTGAAATGAAGGACTTTTTAGAACCTGCAACTAATTTAGATGGGACTAAGGTTACGTTCTGAGGTATTGATTGTAACTAATGGCTATGCGTAACAATAGTACGGTAATGACAATAATTATATCAATAATCAGCGTAATAATATCAATAATAGTAATAATCAAAAACAAATAAATGAGTACAAAAGTAAACGGACGCGTTCACACGATAGGAGCGCCACAACAGAAAAGCGAAAAATTAACTATCCAAGAAATTTGGGTTGAAACAACGGACGGTAAATTTAGCGAGGTGCTACCAATTCAATTCGTGAACGACAAAAGAGAACTAATCCAAAACCTAAAAGTAGGCGACGAAGTAGAAGTGGGAATTAACATCCGCGGGCGCGTGTGGAACGATAAATGTTTCGTAAGTCTAAATGGTTGGACTATCGCACTAAAGGCGGTACAAGTAATCCAAGAACCTAAAAACGATGATTTTCCGTTCTGATATGTTTATTAACGATGTTCAACTACGCAAAGAGTTAGTACGAATCATGCTAACGAAAACACGTAACCAAATAGTCAACGAAATCAAAGCAACGGGTAACAAGTTTCACCAGTACAATATCGACCGATTTGTACAAGGAAAGCCAGTAAGTATTGAAACGTTGAAAAAATTAGATAACTACGTGAATAAAAACCAATAACTAAACTAACTTACCCTCGTCTAAACAGCGGGGGTTTGTTTTTTTTAATATATTTACACGCAAATGCAATGGATTAACGTACTATCAAGGCATCACAAGGAATGGATTAACATAGTTCGTTCGTTTGGAGAGTGTCCGTTAGCCGAAGACATCGTACAGGAAATGTACCTTCGCATTCACGACGCTAATTCAGGTGAAAAAGCGGTAATAAACGACGAACCGAACCGCGCTTTTGTGTGGGTAATTCTCAAAAACACGTTTATAACTTACGAGAAAGAGAAAACACGCATTCAAAAGGTATCGATTGATGAGTTAAACTACCTTTGCATAGAGGAAAGCGAACCCGAAAAACACGAAGCGATTAGTAAAATAGACCAAAAGTTACAACTCGAGTTATCTAAATGGCATACTTACGACCGTGAACTATTCAAAGTGCATACCTTAAAGGGTAAATCCATGCGTGAAATAAGCAACGGAGCGAATATAAGCCTATCGAGTATATTTAATACGCTTAAAAACTGCAAAACACGTCTTAAACAAAAGATTGGAGAGGATTATTTAGACTATAAAAATCAGGAATATGACCGAATATAAGGAGATACTGGGAGCGGTTGAAGATTTATTAGTATACCGTAAAAGGAAAATGAAAGAATTATTTGATTTGAATGATAATTATTACAACCAAATTAAAGAACTTGAAAGAGAAAACAAGCAACTACGCGACGACCTTTGCGAGTTATCGCGTGAGTACACGAAAAATAATAAGATATGACCGAATTTAAACAAAAGAGAAAAAGACGGACTAAAAAGGAAATGGAGTTAGTACGTTCAACTACCGAAAGCGTAGGATTAGGAGACACCGTAGAAAAGGTCTTAGAGGTAACAGGAATAGCAAAGGTTGCCAAATGGATATTAGGCGAAGACTGCGGATGTGATGAGCGAAAGGAAGCCTTGAATAAATTATTCACTTACAAGCGTAAGATTGAATGCCTACAAGAAGACGAATACCTATTTCTAAAGGACTTTTTTACATTCAACAAATCAAGGCTAAAACCAACAGAACAAAGTTCACTATTAAGAATCTACAATAGAGTATTTAACCAACGCCAAGAACCGAGTTCATGCGCGGATTGTTGGAAAAGAATATTAAACGACCTGCAAAAAATAGTTAACCAGTATGAACAAGAACACGAAAACGTTAGCGGAACGTAAAAAGGAACGTGCCGAAAGACGAACCAAAAGATTACAAGGAACAAAGACCAAAGTAAAAGTAGACCCCTTTACAAGACTTAACCCCGAAGAATGAACTTAGAAGATCAACTCGAAGATATGTTAGACCGTGTTATTGGTCAGTTCGATAACTACGCGTTCTTTGTAGGTAGGTACTATAAAGACCAAATGGAAGGGATAACCGAGTATTGTGGGTATCCTGTTTTCCTGGTTCTGCTCATCGAAGAAAAAGACGAAACTATTTACTTCGCTCCTATTGATAACTTCTATATTCAATCTATGAACTAATACAACCATGCAGAAAACAACCCAAGAATATCACGACGAACTACTAAAGGTAATTCAAGAAAAAAAAATAAAGAAATTAAGCCACGCATTTGCATTTACAAGTTTCTGTTCTGCAACGGCTTATAATCATGGTTTGGAAAAATTAGAAAGTATTAAAGAGGCAATCCAAAATAACAAGGTTCGAATTAAAAACACGATGCTCGATAAATGGATTGAATCAGATAACGCCACGCTTCAACTCGCCGCGTTTAGGTTGCTTTCGGATTCAGAGGAACACCAAAAACTAAATCAATCTTACATCGACCACACGACCAAAGGTAAGGAAGTAAACCTTCCAAGTTGGTTGAACGATAAACACGAAGAAGATACCGACGAGGAATAAATGAGCACTTCTAACCCTAACTTTACTTTTCTTAAATGGAAGGTTAAACACCAACGCATAACCTTACTACA